ATGACCGTTCTGGATTTTAAATGTTGGGGTTTCTCCATCTTTGCCTGCTGCTCCGGTGGCTCCTGTCGCTCCAGTTGCGCCCTGTGGACCAGTTGCTCCAGTATCTCCTTTTGCCCCCTGTGCACCGGTTGTTCCTTTTAAACTTCCTACGTATACCCACTTAGCTGCTGCCGCTGCTCCTGCAACAGTACAACGATACGTATTGCCTGTGGATGTATTCAGATACATATCATTCACCAGTGCATCTGTGATTCCTGTTCCTGAAAAGATTGTCGCCGTTGTACTTGTTCCGGTGATTGCAGTTCCTGCATTCCAGCGGCTTCCTCTTGTTCCAGTCGCTCCGGTTGCTCCCTTATCTCCAGTTGCTCCCTTATCGCCTTTCGGTCCCTGTGGTCCTGTCATACCGGTCGCACCAGACAAATCAGTGATATATGCATAGGCTGATTTTCCTTTCACGTACAGCTTTGCGTTATCTGCATCGTTTACATTTCCAGTATCGATCATAACGAACTGTCCTTCTTTCACTCCGTCCGTTGAAAAGCCAGAATTCATTGCAGATACGGAAGCGAATGTCTTTGCAATCGCAAATGCATCTCCTTTGTCTCCCTTATCGCCTTTCACCCCCTGCGGACCTGTAGCACCTGTGGCTCCAGTGGCTCCAGTGGCTCCTGTCGCTCCAGTTGGTCCCTGTGGGCCTGTCGCTCCTGTATCTCCTTTGTCTCCTTTAGCTCCTTTCATGGACTGGATATACTGTGCTTCTGTCTTTCCTGCGTTTCCTGACTGCGCAAGCCATACCTGATAGGCTGATTTACCTGTTGGGCCTGTTTCACCCTGCGGTCCGGTTGGTCCCTGTTGGCCTGTTGCTCCTGTTTCTCCTTTTGGTCCCTGTGGTCCGATAATTGATCCTAAATCTACCTCTCTTGCCATGTTTCTTTCCTTCCTTTCTTTGTTGAAAAATTTTTATAATAAAAAGCACCTGTCGTAACAAGTGCTCTCTATCCAGTAAGTTATTCATATTTTACAATCAGATGACCTTCCCTGATTTCAAATTCCGGCGGTTTCCCGTCTTCCCCTTTCAGGTCTGCCAGCGGAATCAGCTCTTTCCATTCATTCTGATCTGTATACCTCCACTGGATCGTCGTGCCATCATTCCTGATTTCAATTTCTTTTCCTGCTGCCGTCTCCATCCGGACTCTGTTTCCGACAGGTGTATCACCTGACAGTAACTGTAATTCTCCGTCGATGACAGTCATATTGTCTGCCTTTTTTTCAAGTGATTCCAGTACCTGACGCAGAAGGTTCTTGCCTGATGGTGTGCTATAATCTCCTGGCTGTTCTCTCTTTTTAACTGGAAGTTCAATAATTCTGACAGTTTTCCCGCTCATCGCATCTGCAATATACACATATGCAATCAAGTCTTTTCCAACTTCCAGCAGTTTGTCCGGGATATCTGCAAGGATCCTGTTTTCTTCTATAGTTGCAATACAGATCTCTGCTTTTGCACTGCATTCTTTTACAGCAAAATGAACCTCTGCATGATCGATTCCTTTCAATCCCTCTATCTGCAGTATCTGTCCATAATCCCACTGTACCAGTCCACGTGCTTCTGTCTTACGCACATTTTCTTCAAACATCGCTCTAATCATGTTGTCACCTCATCCAGTATATATACCAACCTGCCCTCTACAATCTTCAACGGCGGAGCTGGATCAGATCCATTATAGGTAAGTAACAGGTGACCGCTTTCCACCGACATGGCAAAAATCCCCGGATCCAGTGATGTTATCGCAGCATTAGCATCTCTGCCTGGTGGTCCCACTGGACCAACCGGACCGGTATCTCCTTTTGGCCCCTGCTCTCCGTCTTTTCCTGGTATGCCCGGAATCCCCTGTTCTCCCTGTGGTCCTGTCGCACCCGTTGGGCCTGTGAAGTCACCATTCTGAAGCTTTTCCTCTAATGTCTGTTTTATCTGCTCTGCGCCCTTTGCTGCATCCTGTGCCCGCTGTGTAGCTTCTTCCATTCCTTTGATAAACTTATCAATCCATCCTGCCTCGTTTTCGCTTTCCGGAACATCACCTTCCACGAAATTTCTTTTGACCTCTATCGGCTGCTCAAAAGTTACCAAAGTGTCCTCTCCTTTAGTAATTTCTAACTGAAGCAGACTTCTTCCTGTTTCTGCCAGCATCTGATCTTTTACAATAACACGTACCGTGTTCTCAATGATCGGACACGCATTATATGTTGCTTTCTTCGATGGTTTCAGAATAAAAACCTTTGCAGATGCATCTTCCGGTATTTCATAATCCATGAAATGAAAATAGATGGGAAGTGCATTCGTACCTCTTACATAATGAATTGGGCTCTTGATCCTGTCTTCCAGCACATATACATTACGTTCAATATAATTCATTCTCTTTCTTTCACCTCTGTTCTATCCTGGTATCCATTTGACTATATACAGGCCTTGCACCGGTGCACTGTTCCCGCCCGGATAGCGGAGAACATACTGCCACGGGAAGTTATAGTAACCATGTACATGAATTTCAGCCCCCGTCTGGTCTCCGGTCTGTCCTCCTGTGATTCCACCTAATTC